TGCTGTTTCGTCGAGAGAGTATGTGACTCTCGCCTATTTAGCATATGCCGGTGGCATCCGTTCGCTTCAGTTGATGGCGGACTTACTTCCGGACCGAACGGCTAGGCCGCTGCAAGGAACAGAGTTGGCGGGTTTCGCACTGAAACTGGCTAACAACGTTTTCTGTGCAGCACAGAGCTGTGCGTGCGCTGGTCACCACATGCAGGCTTTCTTCAGGGGTATGAGCTACTCTTGGTCTTTGTGGGGTCACACCGATGAAGGAGGTTGGATTCGCAAAGCGTTGTCTTGCGCTATGTACCCTCCGGGAGCAGGTATCATAGCTGTAACTACTGAGGAATTCATGTCCTTGCCGTTACGCAGGCGCATAGCATCTGAGGATGTCACTAAGCTGTGTGTAGGCCTGTACCTTACCTTCGCGGGTCTAGTTACGGTTGCGGATTGCGAGAAGGAAGGCGTTCCGACCGTGTTCGAAAAAGACTCCCCATCTGATGACGCACGACCCTCGAGCTTCGAAGGTCTAAATCAGAGGATCTACGATGTGATGGGCATCTGGAGGAGGTTGGTTGCCGATCGTTTCGAACTACATCACGGTGCTGTAGGTGACGAGCACAGTTTCGCTTCTTACTTCAATGCTGATAAGGTTGATCGCCACCTGTCTTATGAGGCTTTGATCCCGTTTTGGTGGGTGGAACCTTCGCCTTTGGTTACTGGTAACACCGGCAAGCTATTCATGCCTGCTACTAGAGGATGCCACAAAACTATACCCTTCTGCGGCTACGAAGATCTGTTGCACCCAGATGTTCCAACTCACCGCAATGGGACTTTAGCCGCTGGTCTGGCCGTGAAGTTAAAATTCGGCGAGGGCGGGTTGCGTTCCAGAGGATACTCTTATCTCCTTTCTGGCTCGTACAGACGAGAGAATGGACTAGGGTACATGGAGCAGCTCCGAGATCCAGATTTCGGAGCCTATTCTACAGACGCTATGTTTGTTGAGCCTGGCGTGACCAATTGTGCTGAGCGCAGGTGGGTCACACCTCACAATCCGATGCCTTCGCCAATCGAAGGCTATTTCGTGGGAACCAACATGGTCCAGTATGTTTATGCCGGTAACGGGAACGATCCTTCCCTATCTGACTGGCGTGATGGCGTTGTTGAGTCTATGTTTGGTTTCTTCCGCGTCGATTCGAACCCCGCGAAACCGACTTGTATGTCACACCATGCTGTCCCGCCTAACGCTAAGCGACTTACGCGTTGGTTGTCGCAGCGTGTAGATGACCCTGTCCGTATGGTCAGCGTCAACAACAACCCTTTGCCCACGTCACGAGAATCTGCCCTTCTCACCGTGGTCCCGCACACCTCTGTTACAGCCACTGTACCCCTATCCGACACCGGACCCCCCCCCCCGACACAGGAGGAGGCCATCACAGCCCCTCTTGATCCTAGCACGGGACATAAGCCCGTGATTAAGACTGATGGAGGTGGAGAGACCAAAGACCCTGGAGCAAGCGCTTAGACGGCTTCCGTCTAGCGTTTTGTGTCGGGTGGTGGGTAGTAGTTGTGGTACAGTAGGTGAAGCAGTTGTGTGCGGTAATGTTGCCAGGGCAGCCTGTGGTCCTTGGGCCTCAGTGTTGGTAGCGTTACATTCTTATTTCATTCCA